GGTGTTCGTAAGTCAATGAATTTACCTTGGGCATCACCACCTAGTGCTTTTGGCGCTTCAGGTGCAACAGGTTAACATGATTTTATGAGCTGATGCGGGAAGATTATAAGCCTGCTTCTGTAAAATTTAATACAGAAGCAGATCCTACTGAAGTCTAGCTAGACAAAATTTAACCAACGTGCATCAAAGCAATTTGGCGATAAAAAGTCAAATTCTATGGTTAAAAACGCAATTACTTGAAAAAGTAGTACTTATTGAGTACTTTTTCCGACTACTCACTAAATAATTATACAAAGCCATTCATATCCAGGAGAACGAATAAATGGAAAACAAGAAATACGAACAACTCATTGATCTTATTATCAATGAACAAGAAGATAAAGCCCGTGAATTATTTCACGAACTCGTTGTACAAAAGTCACGAGAAATCTATGAATCAATCATGGATGAAGAAATGATGGACGAAGAAATGTCAGGTCAGATCGGTGATCTTATGGACGAAATTTCAGCAGAAGAGNCAGGNCACATGGTAGAAGATGATCTTGACGGTGGTGATGATTTCGGTGATGATGCTGGTGATGTTGAAGGTGACGATTCAGATATCGGCATCGAAGATATCGACGGTGAAGATTACGAAGATCAAGACGACTTCGGTGGCGAAGAAGACGAAGGCGAAGAATCAGCAGATTTAGCTGATGTTAAAGATAAGTTTGAAGACTTACTAGCTGATTTTGAACGTATCCTACAAGGACACGAAGAAGAAGAAGCCGGTGAAGAAGAAGAAGTAGCAGGCGAAGAAGGCGAAGAAGCTGGTGAAGAAGAGGAAGAAGCTGGTGAAGAAGGTGAAGAAGAAGATGTAATGGAAGCAGTACAACTTCAGAAAGTAGCCGGTCTTTATGATAGCAAGATTGGTGGAGATGATGGTTCAAACACAAAGAGCCCTTCATTGAATCAGCCTAAAGTTAAGGCAGCAGGTGTAAATCCAGTTAAGTTCTCAGGATCTTCTGAAACTGTTCCAACTAGCCCAAAGAAGCCTTCAAATGAATACAGCAAGAAGGAAGGTACTTTGATTGGTGATGTTGGTAACTCACCAGGCAATAAGAAGGGACCTGCGCTAAAAGCTGCACCAAAGCCAGTGACATCACAGGCTTCAGGTGTTAATACAAAAAGCCCTACTAGCAAAGGCTAATAAAGAGTAACTTGGAGACAAATGGCTTTGTATCTTAAGGAGCACTTAACGTTCGATAGAGCGAACATGATCGTTGAATCTGTTTCAGAACAGGGCAATGATTCCATGAAGACCCTTTACATGAAGGGTATCTTCATTCAGGGTGGGGTAAAGAACGCCAATGAGCGTGTTTACCCCGTTTCTGAAATTGAGAATGCTGTTGATACATTAAACAAGCAAATCACTGAAGGTTATTCAGTTCTCGGGGAAGTAGATCACCCAGACGATCTAAAGATTAATCTAGACCGTGTAAGTCACATGATCACAAGTATGTGGATGGATGGGGCAAACGGTTTCGGAAAGTTAAAGATTCTTCCAACTCCAATGGGTCAATTAGTAAAGACTATGTTGGAGTCGGGTGTAAAACTAGGCGTTTCAAGTCGTGGATCAGGTAATGTAAGCGACATGGACGGTAGAGTAAGTGATTTTGAAATAATCACTGTAGATATTGTTGCACAACCAAGCGCACCAAACGCATATCCAAAAGCAATTTATGAAAGCCTCATGAACATGAAGCATGGTCATAAAGTGCTTGAAGTAGCTAAGGAAGCAAGGGGCAACACAAAGGTACAAAGATACTTGGCTGAGGAAGTAAAACGCCTTATCAAGGATCTTAAAATTAAATAAGGGGATATGAGCATGTTGGATGCTATCAAACCATTACTAGAGAGTGGTCTAATCAACGAAGGAGTCGCAAACGAGATTCAAACCGTTTGGGAAGGCAAGTTGACTGAAGCCCGCGATCAAGTACGTTCTGAACTCCGTGAAGAGTTTGCGCAACGTTACGAACATGATCGTACCGTGATGGTAGAAGCCTTAGATAAGATGATGACAGAAAGCCTCGCTACTGAAATTGCAGAATTTCACGACGAGAGAAAGTCTATTAACGAAGACCGTGTAAAGGCTAAGATCAAGATGCAAGAAAATGCAGCTAAGTTCAATGATTTTATGGTAACAAAATTATCAGAAGAAATTAAGGAACTTCGCAATGATCGTAAAGTCCAAATGGAAAATCAGCAAAAACTAGAGAACTTCATTGTTCATGCATTGGCTAAAGAAATTAAAGAATTTAGTCAAGATAAGAAAGAACTTACGGAAGCTCGTGTTAAGTTGGTTGCCGAAGGTCGTCAAAAACTCGAAGCACTAAAGCAAAAATTCATTGCTGAAGGTGCTAAGAAAGTTAAGGACGCTGTTGCATTTAATTTGAAGGGTGAACTATCACAACTCAAAGAAGATATTAAAATTGCCCGTGAAAATAACTTTGGACGTAAATTATTTGAATCATTCGCTAGTGAATATTCTGTAACTTATCTAAACGATAAGGCAGAAGCTCGCAAGTTAATGTCAGTAATTGAAGCTAAAGAAAAAGCATTGGCAGAGGCTACTTCAAAGGCTGTTGAAGCACAGAAGTTAGTCGAATCAAAGGATCGTGAAGTCCGCATTATTAAAGAGTCAACTCAGCGTGAAAAGGCTATGGAACAACTATTAGCCCCATTAAACAAAGAGAAGGCTAACGTAATGAAGGCTTTACTTGAAAGCGTACAGACACCAAAATTGAAGTCCGCTTTCGATAAGTATTTACCAGCAGTTCTAAACACTGGAAGTGAAAAGGTTGCCGTTAAAGCACCTCTAACAGAAAGTATTGTTAAAGAAGTGACTGGTGATAAAGAAACTGCAAAAAAAGAAGCGGAAGAAGATAACGGTCAAGTTATCGATCTAAAGCGTCTAGCAGGGCTTAAATAAGACATATTAGGAGATAAGTAAAATGTCAAAAGTACTCTTAGAAAGCCGTTGGGACGAGACCAAGGAAGCCCTATTAGAAGGCTTGAAGGGAACTCGCCGTTCAACGATGGGTGTTATTTTAGAAAACACCAAAAAGCAACTACTTGCTGAATCAACAGCAGGTACAACAACTGCAGGTAATATCGCAACTCTTAACCGTGTAATTCTACCGGTTATCCGTCGTGTTATGCCAACAGTTATCGCTAACGAACTAGTCGGCGTTCAGCCAATGACTGGTCCAGTTGGTCAAATCCACACATTACGTGTTCGCTATGCAAATAGCTTACAGGATACTTCAGCAGCACAAACATCTGTTAATGCTGGTGAAGAAGCATTGAGCCCATTCAAAATTGCTCAGGCTTATTCTCGTACTCCTTATGGAACTAATACATCAAGCAACTACACAGGTGCTGATACAGCAACATTAGAAGGTAACGGCGGTAAGCAGATCAGCGTACAAATTCTACGTCAGGCTGTTGAAGCTAAGTCACGTAAGTTACAAGCACGTTGGACATTTGAAGCTGCTCAGGACGCACAGGCACAGCATGGTATCGATGTAGAAGCAGAAATTATGGCTGCTCTTGCACAAGAAATCACTGCTGAAATCGACCAAGAAATCTTGTTGTCATTGCGTACTCTTGCTTCAACTGAGTATACATACAACCAAGCTACAGTATCAGGTACTGCTACATACGTTGGTGACGAACATGCTGCTCTAGCTGTTCTAATCAATCGTGTTGCTAACTTGATTGCACAACGTACACGTCGTGGTGCAGGTAACTGGGCTGTTGTAAGTTCAGCATCATTGACTGTTCTTCAGTCAGCAACAACTTCAGCATTCGCAAGAACAACTGAAGGCACATTTGAAGCTCCAACTAACACTAAGTTCGTTGGTACATTGAACGGTGCAATGCGTGTATTCGTTGACTCATATGCCCCTGATACACAAGCTGTATTGGTTGGTTATAAGGGTTCAAGCGAAACAGACGCAGCAGCATTCTACTGCCCATACATTCCATTGATGAGCAGCGGTGTTGTTCTTGATCCAACTACATTCGAACCAGTAGTTAGCTTTATGACCCGATATGGCTACATAGAGCTTACGAATACTGCATCATCATTCGGTAATGCAGCAGACTATGTTGGAGAGATAGCCGTAAGTAATCTCACATTTCAATGAGAATCATTCTCATTTAGAAGTGTTGATACACAAGAAAGGGCACTTCGGTGCCCTTTCTTTTTGGTTATGTAAAATAGTATGTTATATTGAACTTACTAACATACTAAATAAACATATGAACAAATATGAAAAATGGTACGAACTAATTACCAAAAGAGGTCAACATAGGAAATTAGATTCATATACTGAAAAACATCACATACTTCCTGAATCATTGGGTGGATTAGATACACCTGAAAATTTGACCACACTAACCGCAAGAGAGCATTTTATATGTCATTGGTTGCTCACAAAGATATACAAAGAAGGTGAAGCACACTGGAAAATGCTAAATGCTATTCGTATGATGCGGGCTGAGAATAAAAACCAACAACGATATTCTACTAAAATTACCTCAAGAGTATATAGCAACCTTAAAGAAGAATATTCACGACTACAAAGTGAAAGGGTCTGTGGACAAAATAATCCTATGTATGGCAAAGTAGTCAGTGAAAGTGTACGAAAAGGTAGAAGTGAAAGAGCAAAAAAAGACAATCCTTCAAAAAGAGAAGGTATTGGACTAAAAATTAGTAGAGCAAAAACAGGAGTTAAACGAGAACAATTTTCTGATGAATGGCGAGTTAAAATGTCTGCCGCTAAGTTAGGTGAAAATAATAGTATGTACGGCAAAACACATAAACAGTCAACATTAAACCTTATGCGACAAAAAGCAATAGGCAGAAAACAATCACAAGAAACAATATCTAAAAAAGCAGATGCTATTCGTGGACTAAAACGTGAGAAGAAATTGTGCCCACATTGTAATACATCGGTAGCGGTAAATGGTTACGCAAGATGGCACGGGGATAACTGTAAAAATAACCCACTCTCATAGATACCTACATTTTTAATTTTTGATAAATATTAAAATAAGAGGCTATGAAAGTAAATGGCAAATTCAAAATGGTTTGATGCGTTAACAGGTTTTAGTGTAGGTATTCCACCGGTACAGGTAGTAGATGATACTGGTAATATAGTCAATAACGTTAATGCACCTAATGCCAATGTTACTGCAAATCAAATATTTGCTAATTCATATTTTTACGCTAACGGACAACCATTTACGGGTGGAGGCGGGGCAGCCGGCGCAACCGGTGCTACTGGTATAGCTGGTACTAATGGAGCAACTGGTGCCACTGGTTTAGGTGCAACTGGTTTAACTGGTAGTACAGGTGCTACTGGTATAGCTGGTACTAATGGAGCAACTGGTGCCACTGGTTTAGGTGCAACCGGCTTGACTGGTAGTACAGGTGCAACTGGATCATTCAACGGTAACTTAACTGCTAATATAGATGGTAATGGATTTAGTATAAGCAATACAGGCAACGTTACTGCAAACTTTTTTATAGGTGATGGTAGTAACTTAACAAATCTAACATTGACTGGTTATGCTGCCGGCAACACAACAGAAGTTCAATTTAACACAGACGGTAATTTTGATGCCGTTGCTAACTTTAAATTCGATACTAGTAACAACAGATTATACACAGATGAGATAGCGATTCCAGTTGGTACGTTATTGACTGGTAGTTCTCCTGTAGAGTACGTAATAGCCACGTTAACTCTTAATCAAATTTTAGCAAATAGTGACGGTACATTGACTGCACTACCGGCAGGTAGTTACGGTAACCCAAATGAAATACCCGCACCTTGGGCTGTATTTCAATTTACAACGACACCTAGTCCTTCATTAGAAATAAATGATATACTTTCGGGTGCTGGTGTTCCTGTTCCTAGTTCTGTGGTATATGCAGGTACTGACAGTAATAGTAATATAGTAGTAACATCAAGTACATTTTATGGACTATCTACTCCTATTCCAACTTTTGGTACATTAATTCCAGTAGCACGTTCAACAGTAAATGCTGGATTTCAACTTACAACACAACCTAATACTGACNTTGTATTGACTCCGGGATCGGGNGGTACTATAGTTTGGGCAGGCGATTTAATCCCATTAACAAATAACGAATTTTCTATAGGCTCACCTACACGTAGAATCAAACAAGCATATTTCNGTAGTAACACGATTTACATTTATGATACNTATTTGGGTATTGATCAGAACATTAGTGCTAACAACGGTAATCTGATTATAAATGGTGGTACTGGTTTAACTGTTGGTAATTTTATTTTAAGTGGCAACACTATCTATTTGACTAATCCTGCAGAGGATTTCTATATTGGTACAACGTTTGCTACTGGTAACTTGAATNTCAATCGCCCGTTGCAGGTATTGAATAGTGCAGAACAACCGGTATTTCAAGTTGACAGAAATGGGCTTAGTTCAATACACACACCTAATCCAAGTTTAGGTAATGCTGTACTAAACATAAGTTCAGGAACTAGTAGTAATATTATTCCTTTAGCAAGTAATATTGCAGGCGGTGTACTACATCTCACTGGTAGTGAAAATGGACCAACACTATCTACTATAGATAACTTTGATGATAATAATCCAACTAATACTGGTAGTGCATTAGTATTGCGAAGATTCCGTGGCAATGTTGATGCACCAACTGCGGTACAAGCAAATGATCGTTTAGGAAGTTTGGCAGCGGCAGGATACGGCGGAACAACGCCGTACGATGCTAATGGATTACCACCTGGTGCACAAAACAGTATAATTTTCCGTTCAACTGAAATTCATACAATTACTGATCAAGGAGCACGAATAGAATTTACTGCTGTTCCTAATGGAACAAATGTAGCCACACAATTGATGCAACTCAATCCAAGTGGATTACAACCTGGTATTGTATTACCTAACGTAGCACAAGGTGGATTAAGTCCAAACGGGACTCTTGGTATCACGTTCCAAGATGGAAGTTTTCAAAACACTGCATTTACTAGTTCAAATGCGGTTACAAGTATAACAGTCGGTGTTGGTTTATCACAAACTACTACTGTAGGTGATGTTGGTATTGATGCTACAGGTGTAACAACAGTTGCTGGTACAGCTAATCAAGTATATGTTAATGGTAACACAAGTGGTGGCAATGCTAATGGTGCAGTGACATTAACATTACCGCAGAACATAGACTTTGGTGCAACACTAACTTTCAGTAATTTGACAATTACAGGAACATTAACAGCAGCAAACTTTGTAAGTTCCGGTAACAGTATCGTACATGACAAGATATTAAATCTAGCATACGATTCAACTAGTAGTGCTGAAATTGACGGCGGCGGTATTATTTTAGGTAATGTAAGCGATCCATATACAGTAAGTATTCTTTATGACTTACCTAA